ATAAAATGCCCGATGATTTTTTAGCTACATTAGCAAACGTTTACGATACTCGAAATTTCGAAGTCGCGCTCAATCAGGGACAGTTTTCGCTGCTGAATCGTTCAGCAGCTACAGTAACTAGCGGCAATGCCGTTAATTTAATTGACTTTCGCCTCAAAACCAATTTTCAAGTAATTGGTCGAGCAAAAAGAGTGTTGCTTGATGATACTTTCACTGACTATAGTGGGTACAACAAGAAATTCATCTCTGATAATGGTGTTTTCATGCCAGAGGCAGCTCTGAGTGAATTTGCCAAAACAGACTTCGGAAAACGAGTAATAACCAAAGATATAGAGGCAAAGATTAACTCTTTGCCGAGCCGCGATTGTCATGTTGCTTTTCTCTATAATATGCTCATTTCATGGGCACGAGCTGTTCTTTACGGCTATCAGAAAGAGGAAGCATTAGACGAGTCAACAGGTCTTCATTTATTGAAGATCAAATACAGCGGGTATCAAGATTCTCATGTTGTATTAGATGGAATCATCCCTGATGAGCAAGTGCACATCATAGAACTGGATGATCCTGTCGAACAACGAGCCGGCCTTCTACGAATCCGGAATGCGGATAATTATTTTGATTATCCTTATGTATTCCATTATGACGCGTCGACGGTTGCCAAGGAATCATTCTACTTAGTACATGCTTCAGGACGAACGAAAACGTCGGCACTCAACTTTGATGTGCCGATCCCTTTGTTTGATCTGCAACATATGTTATTAGACCGAGTCAATTCTCACACACCTAGTATCATTTTCGATACTACTGTGATTCCATACCATAAAGCTGACTTGCTTTGGGACTGGATAATAGACTACGTTCGTCTTAACAGAGTAGAACAACAGTTTGCAGCAGCTTTCGAAACACTAGTTGCTAGTGGTTTTCAGCCTGACCCGTCTACCCAAGAAGCAAGTTCTTGGCTTAATGCACGATTGAATATTGTGTTGTCATCTTTCTCACCCACGCGTGCGAGAATAAGAGCAACACTGTCAGACGAAGCCTACTATGAAGCACCAGATTCGAAAAACTATGTCATTGATGCTAGTATTCATTCAACGAGTAGGTTCATCCACGGAGCAATTCACAATTATTTAATGTGGTATGGGCTATATGCACTCGTACATGATGAAGCTAGGAGCAGGTCAAATTGGAGATCTGTTTTTGAATCAACTGCGAACAATCTTTCGGAGCTTTACACTCCAGAAATGCGCGCATTTTGTATATCCAACATCACTGGCCATGAAATACCGACCTATATGACAGGAGGTTGTGGCATGTATATTGATTTATCAAATATGTATACTGTAACAGCAATACCTGTCAAAATTGACAAGGAAGGAAAGGACCGTAAGTTCATTCCTATTGACGCCGTATACGCACCTGTGTCCGGCTCCTTGTTACTGGGAACGTATTCTGGCGACTTTGAGGTAATTCAGCACCTAAAGTCGATTTTCTCCTTCGAAGGCTGTGGCATCAGCACAGTCTACGAAGATGTCGAGCTCCTTAAGCTTACAACTATTTATAGGCTTTGTGGACATGACATCACACTAAGAGAAGCACGCACCAATAAAAGGAACACACCTTATGCTAACGTCCATGAGTGTATTCCAGAACCAGCATCTGTATTCTTCGACTCGAAGAGCATTGAAGTGTGGCATCCTGAACATAACGATCCCCGTGAAGGAAGGACACATGCAATGCCTCAGTTGAAATACATACTAGACCATAACTCGATTTCCATAGTAATACAAAAACCGAATATCGAACCTATAGTCTATAGGAGTGCAACACGTCCCCTTGACGTTTCATATCAGCCTAAGCGCAGAGTAAGACCAGTATTGGTCGGTAAGGTATTGCCTAAGTATACGGCAACTACCAGTAAATTCCGTGCCTTATGTGTTGATGAGAAGAATCAGCAGGATTTTCGGTACGACCAAACCAGGGTACCGCCATCCAAGCCAGAGGGGAGAAGAGTAACCGAGATCTCGGCTACAGGACAAGAAGAGATAATACCCGAAGCAGGTATGACATCTTCTGTAGCCATGGGATCCGGAGAATGACATGCGAATACTGTCGCACAGAACAGATTCGGACTAGTGTCGTCAGGTCATCTGCAGCCAATAAAAATCGGTATTCAGAGTACTATACTCGTAGAGAAACACATTCAATCGTCACCGCGACAAAAGGAACTGGCACAAGCAAGTTCATCACAATGAAGGAAGGTCTGATGCCTTACTGCTTCAAACAAAAAAACAATAAAACAACTTAAAAAGAATAAAAAATTCAAAAATTTACAACAAAAACAACAAATAATTTCAAAAGAATCCGTAGTCACTACCGATCCAAAAAAAGTTAAAAACAAAGACAAAAATAAAAAAGAAATCGTATACACTGATTTTGCATCAGCTACACACTTCCTGGTTGACATAATACCATTAGTCACTCAGGTAAGTTCAATTGTATATGATTGCTTTGGTACTAGTCTATCAGCTAGGATAATTAATACAGAAGAACATTCATATATATATGCCGAAGTGGATAATTATTTCGTACCGATGAAAGGAGCACCGATTGTACTAGCAGCACAAGCTAGTGCCAACGACACTAACTTCTTCTATAATGCACCAAACTCTCTACACAATATAGCTTTGGTGGCACTCACTACGAGATTAAATATAAACACAACCGCTGGCGGGAATAAATTAGATTTCTCGAAATTGTTAGAATTACCGAAAGAAAAAATATCAGGAGAGCATCACATTCATTTCACAGCACAAGAAGTGTGGGATACATTAAAGCAAGCTGACAAAAAATATGTTAGTGAAACTTTACAAGTACCGCAGAGTTTTTCAACTTCTGCAGTGGCCGGCATGATATTGTGGTTATCACAATGTCCAGAGCATTTGAGGCCTTTGATTTCAACCACGAAACTGTTTTCAGCACAAGATTATAAAGCTTTTACTAAACTAGGGAAAGCAACTTCAACTAGGGCTAAGGCACTACAAAATCTACAAGAAACAGATTTACGAGTCATATTTGAACTCGATACTCTGGTCAACAGAGTTACAGGTTCGGTGGACTGGGCGAGCGAAAAAGAAAATCGAATTAATCCGCGATTGGCAAACATTAACCCTGATTTTGTATACGATGTAGCTAGGAAATTGTTCTCACAACAAACACATGAGGCAGAACCAGCACGGCGTCTCTCCTGGAACGAGTTTTGGGGTAACAGATGGCAATGGACAGCCTCTGGATCTTATCACTCCCAGTACATAGAAGACCAGGAATATAAATACAAGGATCAGCAACTCAGGAACAAATTTATAGCAGCTATAGCTATGCCAGAAGTATCTATCGATCACTTTTCGCATCGCACACCCGAGATACAGGCATGGTCTAGCGTTAAATATGAATGGGGTAAACAACGAGCCATTTACGGCACTGATTTTACTAGCTATGTTTTAACACACTTCTTATTCTATAATGCAGAAGACACACTAGGAGCGCAATTCCCTGTTGGAAGCAAGGCTAGACCTAGCTATGTTTCAGCACGGGTATCTGCAATGCTTGAGAGGGGCTTACACTACTGTCTCGACTTTGAAGACTTTAATAGTCAACATTCAAACGGAGCGATGAAAGCAGTGCTACGAGCCTGGGTTGATGCACAACGCCATCATTTACATCCAGATCAACTAGGAATAGCAGAATGGGTTATAGCGTCAATAGATAACACAATCATTAATGATCATATGGGACTCAAAGAAACATATAAAACAAAAGGCACACTTATGAGTGGCTGGCGACTAACCACATTCGTAAACTCAGTGCTTAATTATATATACACTACCACACTCATTCAAGGAAGCGAAGATCAAATATATTCATTACATAATGGCGATGACGTAATCATGACTTTTTCGAAGTTATCAACTTTGGCCAATATGCAAAAATTAGCAAGCAAGTACTCTATCAGAGCACAGCCACACAAAAGTCATTACGGAGCTATTGCTGAATTTCTTCGCGTAGACCATCTACGTGGAGAGCATGGACAATATTTGAGTAGGAATATATCAACACTTGTACATGGTAGAATAGAAAGCAAAAAAGCAATAACAGCCGTAGATGCGATTAGTGCTCTGGAATCACGTCTCGCAGAATTTATTATGCGTGACGGCGACCCGGACATAGCAGCTAGGTTACGACAAGTATACTACAGACAGATCGGCGAAATATATAATACATCTCCTTCAGATTTGTATATAGTTAAAAACACTCATTCAGTAGCAGGAGGGATTTCAACAAGAGCAGATGCTTCTGTTGACCACATCATAACGAAAAATGACCTGCCGTCAGAAATAGAATTACCAGAGAGGTTACCAGGGATTACCTCGTATGCATTGAAAATACAAAAAACTCTAGAATTGGAAGACGAACCAATTGAAAAAATCGTCAAGCGAGTACATACCGCTACACTTGGTGCGATCAAGTTGGTTAGGTCTAGCTTAAAAGTTAGACCGAATCCAAACAGATCACAATATATAGTGTATCGTGGTATTTACAAGGCCTATGCAGAACTTAATAAGGATGCTAATATGGGTAAAGCCTTGATGACAGGGTTTGCCATAGAAGTAGCTGGAAAGAGAGCTACTTTGTCTACGCTTGCAGCAGCAGTACATGCAGCTCAGGACAAGATGAAGTACCTTTCGATAGTTTTGTGAAAGGTTGTCGCAGGGGC